TAGAGCTTGCCTGAAAGATGTTGCGAAACCCACAAGATAACACGCGGATTTCGCCCTGTAACGGCATCGCGCGGGGCGCTTACTTTAACGCATCAGCGAGCAGGTTGCGGCACTGAGTGGCGTCGGCGCTGGCCTGCGTCTTTTGTTCTGCGCTCAGGCTCTGCCAGGCTTTGACCACCTGTTCGCCGAGGCGCGGCTGGAAATGGATTTTCTGCAGGGCGTAGTCGGAGTTACCGCCTTCAATAACGGTGCGCATATCCGCCACAAAGCGGCTGCTCTCTTCATGGTGAATGGCGCAGAACACCGAGACGTAGTAGGCCTCTTCCTCTTTGCTGTAGTGCGGCGTAAGCCAGTACCAGGCGGCGGCTACGAAGATAATAAGAAGCGGAAGAATGATTTTAAGTCTGGAAGTCATGGCTATTAATTATGCTCGCTGGTGCAAAGCGGGGGAGTATAACGCGGATCGCGGGGCCTGAGATCGGTACGGTAAAGGGCTGCGCTTATCGACTGGGAAAGCGCACCGCTTTTAAATCAACGTCATCACGACAATTCCCGTCGCGGAGATCTCATTCAGCGCGCATTCAAACTCTGCATCGCCGCCGCTAATCCTGACGCGACCGCCGGGCAGACGAGAGAGATTGCGCAGGCTGGCCATGCCTTCAATATCCAGCAGCCATTTCCCGTCCACGACCGTCTTATAGCTGCGGTTAATGATGTACTGCTGCTCGCCTTCGATGACCGCCAGCAGGTCGCTGTTAGCCGCCACCTTATCCAGAAAAAGTTTGTTTTCCAGAGTCACAAAATCAACAGGCCTGAGTTCACCATTTGTTAATTTTACCCGCTCAATGTCCGTCAGACTTTTTAGCGGGCGATTTTCATTGCCCTTTTCCGCTGCCAGCGATTGTACTGCACTGGGCGGGTTGCCCTGACCATAGAGGATCCAGTTCAGCTCGGCATCTGTGTCAATCAGGCATTGCACCACCAGATCGGCGGGGAAAGCGTCTCTTTTATAACGCATTGCCAGGTTGCTTGAGGAGAGGCCGACATGCTCAGCGTACTGTGATTTTTGTTTAAACCCATAGGCCTGAATCAGTCTGTCGAGGATAGCCCCGCCGCTCCCGTTAAAATTAGTGACTAACATTTTTGAGCTTCCTCTTGTGTTACTAACATATTTGAATTAGCATCACTGCGTTGTGAATGTTATCGCATATGAGTGACATTACGTTAACTGGAGATGATGCCCTATGAGGCCTGACATTACAAATGCCATAGCTGTCCTCCTTTTATTACGGACCGGCGTAAATCGTCCTGTTTCAGCGCTTTTTGTTAAGGCATACCGCGCGTTAACAGAAGTTTTCGCCGCCGCATGTAGCTGTGCTGCGGCGAAAAAAGGCGCGCTGAGGAGATCGTATCGGGCGATGAAAAGACGATATTCTTTTTCTGTTAATTTTCAGCCGGCCTGACTCACTTATGATGAATAGCCAGCCTGAACCTGTTGCAGCAATGAGCTTTGACGAGTTTCGTAAAAGCTGGCGTCAGATGCGCAACAACAGCCGTAACCCGGCGCTGGTCGCCTTCAACCGGCAAAACGATGATTTTAAGTTCTGCGTGCTGACGCTGGCGAACCGGGAAAGACCCGGCAGCTTCCGGCTTCAGGAGGTCGGCAACCCCTTTGAATCCTTCGATGAGGCCCGGCGTGAGCTGATCATTGCCGCAATGAACAAAATGGTGCGCTGGGGCAGGCTGTTGCCTCGCTCTTTTTCTGACGCAGACCAGTATCTGTCTGAATAACTGACCTTAACCGCACATTGATGACGTCAACCCGTCGGGCCTCGCTTTGCCCAAATTCAGGAGAGATGAAATGAGACACCCTAACCCTGACCTTGAAACCGATGCGCTGAGCGCCTTGTTAACCGCTGCGCGTTACGACGAACGCAGAGGCCGCGCGCAGGCCGTCGCCGATCGTCTGGCCGCGATGGCGATGCATATCAGCCGCCAGGGACTAAACGGTATTGAGGCCGCCGAACTGATTCGCCATGAAGCGCAGCGCTACCGCGATGAATCACAGGAGCTGCACTGATGGTCGATACCATGGATATAGAGCAGCAGCGTCAGGCGGAGCAGCTGGCGCTGGATATCGCTGCCGTTACCCAACGCCCCAAAGGCGTAAGCGCCTTTTTCTGCGAGGAGTGCGACAGCGCCATTCCCGAAGCGCGTCGACGCGCCGTCACCGGCGTTTCCCGCTGCGTCGCCTGTCAGGAGATCGCTGAGCTGCGCGGTCGGCACTATCAGGGCGGCATATAATGCAGCGCTACAGCTGGCTCTGGAACGCGCCGCGTAAGGCTATCGCCTCGCCTTATCCCACTCACGCCGAGATGCAACAGCGCAGCCGCCAGATGGCTGCGCTATCACAGGCATGGAGCGCGCTGGAGCAACAGCCAGCGCTGGTGCAGCGCGCCATCAGGCTGCGTCACGCTCAGCTGGAGAGCGGACGAGGCATAGTCTCTGCCGCGAGCTATCTGACGACGACCTTCGCCGATCGCCTGCTGCCGCGTATTGAACAGGTCAGCGCGCAGTATCGGCTGGGCGAGATGCGTCGCGGCACCGTCACGTTGCTGAGCGGCCACGCCGCACAGGAAAAAGGCGCCGCCGCTGCGGCAGGTGCGCTGTGGGAGCTGATGCGACGTTTTAACCGGCTGCCCGATATGTCGCGCGCCGATGTCGATCTGCTGGCGGGCGATATCGCCAGCTTTATCTTTGCCGAGCTGGTACAGCTGCATGCGCAGAACGGCGCGGAATCGGACTGGCGCTATAGCCACCGTCTCTACCTCACTGCCGCAACCATTACCCGTGAGTTCCGCCAGACGCCGCCGCTGTGGCAGAAAGTCACGACCCGCCTCTTCGCGCCGGAAGAGGTTACGCCAGCCATTATGCGGATGCAGGGAGAGACCTGGTGGAAAGGGCGGCTGCGCCGTATCGCCGCCGCCTGGCGCGAGCATTTGCAAATTGCACTGGCGCACGTCAGTAAAAAAAGTTCGCCTTACGCCAGCCGCACGACCATCGCTGAATGGCGCGAGCAGAAGCGCCGCACCCGCGATTTTTTACAGGGCATGGAGCTGGAGGACGAAGAGGGCAACCGCATCAGCCTGATCGACAAGCATGACGGCAGCGTCGCCAACCCTGCGATCCGTCGCTGCGAGCTGATGACCCGTATCCGCGGCTTTGAAAATATCTGCAATGAGATGGGCTACGTCGGCGAGTTCTGCACCCTGACCGCTCCGGCGCGCTATCACGCTACGCTCAGCAGCGGCCAGCATAACCCGAAATGGCGCGGTGCCAGCCCGGCTGAGACGCAGCGCTACCTCTGCCAGCTCTGGCAGAAGGTGCGCGCCAGACTGCATCGCGAGCAGATCCGCCTGTTCGGCATCCGCGTCGCTGAACCACACCATGACGGCACGCCGCACTGGCATCTGCTGCTGTTTATGCGCCCACAGCAGGCCGCGCAGGTACGCCAGATCCTGACGGAATACGCCTGCCAGCAAGACCACGAAGAGCTGACCAGCGAAAAAGCGCGCAAGGCTCGCTTCCACACGACGGCGATCGACCCGCAAAAGGGCAGCGCTACCGGCTATATCGCCAAATATATCGCAAAAAACATCGATGGCTACGCGCTGGACGGCGAGCGAGATAACGAGAGCGGCGAGAGCCTGCGCGACTGCGCGGCAGCGGTTTCCGCCTGGGCGGGACGCTGGCATATTCGCCAGTTTCAGTTTGTCGGCGGCGCGCCGGTGACCGTCTGGCGTGAGCTACGTCGCCTGACGGAGGGAGAGAGCCTGCGCAGTCTGAGCGAGGAGCTAGCCGAGGCGCGCGAGGCGGCGGACAACGGCGACTGGGCCGCCTACGTTAACGCGCAGGGAGGGCCGTTCGTGCGCCGCGACGAGCTGGCGGTGCGCGTCTGGTATCAAAACGCCGAACAACCTAATAGCTGGGGCGAAGAGATCGCGCGCATTAAAGGCGTTTACAGCACCGAAGCGGGCGAAGAAAAACCGCTGCTGACCCGACTGGTGAGCTGGAAGCTGGTGCCGAAGCGTCAGCCAGAGATCGGGAATGTTGAGCCGGAGGCGTCAGCTTGGAGTTCTGTCATTAACTGTACGCGGACGCTAAGTCGGCAAGGCGTATTAGCGCGGTTAAATCATTATGCCGAACCGGCGCCTCAAAAGCGGACAAAACCGCTTCGCAAGGGCGCGTTATGCGAACAAAATGCGCCGCCATAAGGCGCTTTTTCTGCTTTTTTTACCCATTTGACTTAGTGGCACTATCGCTAAAAAAGTCGCTATATCAATAGCCTAAGCAGGCGTCATTCAGAACTTAATTTTCTTTATATCAGATTGCATGCTGTGCTACTGTATAGATATACAGTTATAAATTGGGGGAGGGAAAGTGGATACTGATTTACAAGAACAGGTAATGCTTGAGCGTGTTGAGCTCATTGCACGTCTGACCACTGAAGGAGTTTGCAGGGAGCGCGACCGGGAAGTGGCCCTCGCTTTAATCGCCGAGATAGCTGGCGACATGATGATAAAAAACAAGGAATTTGCCGTTTCGTTTGCCGCTATATCCACCAATAAATAACAATGCAGGTATGGCAATGAGATGCGATCGTTTGACTCATAAAAAGCAGCAGATCCCGAACCTTTCCCCTTGATGCTTGCGCCGTCCGGCGACGGCTGACCAGAAGCAATAACGGCACCCTGTGGGTGCCGTTTTTTTTTGCGCTGCGATCTCCCTGTTTACCCATATTCCAGCAGGCGGGCTGGCGTTGAGCCATCGCCCCGTAGCGGAGAGACTGGCTCTGCCGGATGACGAATTCAACGGCGGAGCAGGCGCGAGCCTGCGTTTGCCAACACCACCTTCAACGGGGAAAAGCACAGTGACGCACCATTTTTGCGTACCCGTCAGCGGGCCTGACGGGGAGTTATCGCTATGAACATCTATGCGCTCCAGGGCGATACGGTCGATGAGATCTGCTATCGCTACTACGGCCGTACGCAGCAGGCGGTTGAGCAGGTCTACGCGGCCAACCCCGGCCTTGCCGATCGCGGCGTCGTACTGCCGCACGGCTATGCGGTGACGCTGCCGGAGCTGCCGGAGGCCGCTACAGGCGAAACCGTGAATCTGTGGGACTAACGATGGAGAAAACCAGCTCGCTGATTAACTACCTGGTCAGCCTGTTTTTGATGTGGCTGGGCCGTCACACCATCCAGGATATCGCTTTTCTGGTCGGTTCCGGCGTAGCGGTGATCACCCTGATCGTTAACGTGGCGACCTTTTTCATTAACTGGCACTACCGCCGCAAAACCTATGAGCTACAGCGCCAGCGCGCAGGGAGGCACTCTTGAGCCAGACCGCGAAACGCTGCGCCGTAGTCGCCGTGGTGGCGATCGCCGCGCTGCTGCCGCAGTTTTCTACCCTGAAAATCTCTTCTGGCGGGCTACAGCTGCTGGCGGATGCGGAAGGCTGTCGCACCTCGCCCTACCAGTGCAGCGCTGGCGTCTGGACCAACGGTATCGGCCATACCGCCGGCGTCACGCCGCAGAGCGTAGTCAGCGAGCGCCAGGCGGCGGTTAACCTGGTGGACGACCTGATACGGGTCGAACGCCAGCTCTCTCTCTGCGTGCCGTTGAACATGCCGCAGCCGGTCTGGGATGCGCTGGCGAGCTTCGCCTTTAACGTCGGCGCTGGCGCCGCCTGCCGTTCGACGCTGGTGAGCTACCTCAACCAGCAGCGCTGGCGCGCGGCCTGCGATCAGCTGCCGCGCTGGATCTACGTTAACGGCGTGAAGAGCGCCGGACTGGCGGAGCGGCGCATGCGGGAGCGCGCCTGGTGTCTGCGAGGCGTCGCATGATGCGCCTTTGCGCTGCGCTGCTGACGCTACTGCTGCTGTTACTTGCCTTCGCCAGCTGGCGCGGCGCAAAGGTCGGCGACCAGCTGCGCGAGGCAAGGCGCGCCAACGCCGCGCTCTCCGCCGATCTCACCAGCCGCGACCAGATTATTGCCCGCCTGACGACCCAGGCGCAGGCGAACAGTAAACGCGAAGCGGCGCTGCGCCTGCAGCAGGATCGCGCCAGCCGCATCGCCCTCAGCCGTGAAGTGCACATAGCGAGAGAAACCGATGCCAGTCAAGCGTTACGCGAGTGGTCTGCTGCCGCTCTGCCTGATGATCTTATCCGGCTGCACAGCCGTCCCGCCTTCGACAACGCCCGCGATTATCTGGGCTGGCTGTCCGCGCGTGAACAGCTGCCCGCTGCCGGGCAACAACCTGCAAACGCAGGGCGATCTGGCGGCAGATAACCGTCAGTTAGAGGCTGCGCTCGTCTCTTGCGGGCTGCAGATTGAAATCATTAAAGAGTGTCAGGAGCAACAGGATGCAGAAACCTCAACAGCTACGCGCGGCGCTCAACCGCAGCGTGCCGCTGCTACAGCAAAACCCTGAGCGGCTGAGCATGGCGATCGCCGCCGGAACAGTGGTATCGACCAGCGCACCGTCGCTCTCTTTCGAGTATCGCTATCAGCTTGCGTTAACGATTGCCGATTACCAGCAGGATGTCGAGGCCGTCATTGTGCCGCTGCTCGTCTGGCTGCGGGATAACCAGCCGGAAATGATGGGCAACGCCGATAAGCGACGCAGCGATTTTACCTTCACGTTCGACGCGTCCGGCGCCCTCAGCATCGGGCTGACGCTGAGCGAGCGGGCGCGGGTAGTGCAGACGGATGACGCGCTTCAGGTCACCTTTCCCGGCGAACCGACGCCGCCAGCTAACGACTATGCGCCGCTGCAGCTCTGGGTGCACGGCGAGCTGGTCAGCGAGTGGCAGCGCTAAAGCTGTCCTGTCATCTCTCAGCGGTCGGCGTCGCGTTGCTGGCCGCATGCACCAGAGGTAACACTAGCGACATGAACGAACATATCAGCGAAATCCTGCGCCTGCTGCGCAACCTTATCCGTATCGGCACCGTCTCGGCGGTTGACCCGCAGAGCGGGCGCTGTCGCGTACGCAGCGGCGACAACGAAACCGGCTGGCTGCCATGGCTCAGCGCCCGCGCCGGACGAGCGCGCGCCTGGAGCGCGCCGTCGGTCGGCGAACAGGTGCTGGTACTGAGCCTGGGCGGCGAGCTGAACACCGGCTTTATTCTGCCGGGCATCTTTTCTGACAGCCATCCCGCGCCTTCCGCCTCGGCTGACGCGCTGCACTGGTCGTTTCCCGACGGCGCGGCTATCGAGTACGAACCGCAGAACGGCGCGCTGAAGGCGAGCGGCATTCAGAGCGCCAGAATTCAGGCGGCGACCAGCATCGTATTTGATGCGCCGCTGGTGGAGTGCACGACAAAGCTGAAAACCGCCACGCTGGAGGTCACCAGCGGCGGGACGTTGCAGGGCACTGTTACGCACAGCGGCGGCAGCCTTAGCTCTAACGGCATCGTGGTCGATGCCCATCAGCATGGCGGCGTGAAGTCGGGCGGCGATCTGTCGGGAGGGCCTCAGTAATGAGTGAAAAATATAGCGGTATGAGCCGCGACAGCGGGGCGGCGCTGGCGGACCTTGAGCATATCCGGCAGTCGGTGCGCGATATTTTGACCACGCCGCTCGGCTCCCGTGTGATGCGTCGTCGCTATGGTTCGCTGCTTTCGGCGCTGATTGACCAGCCACAAAACCCGGCGCTGCGTCTGCAAATTATGTCCGCCTGTTATATGGCGATTTTGCAGTGGGAACCGCGCATCCAGCTGAGCGCTATCAGCTATGAGGCGTCCTGTGACGGCGGCATGACGGTAGAGCTTACCGGCAGCCGCAGAGATACGACGCAAGAATTTTCCCTGACTATTCCCGTGAGCTGAACCTATGGCAACCATTGACCTGAGCCAGCTGCCTGCGCCCGACGTGGTGGAGACGCTGGATTATGAAACCTTGCTGGCCGAGCGCAAGGCGACGCTGATTTCTCTTTACCCGGCCGAGCAGCAGCAGGCGATAACCCGCACACTGACGCTGGAGTCGGAGCCGCTGGTTAAGCTGTTGCAGGAGAACGCCTATCGCGAGCTGATTCTGCGTCAGCGCATCAACGAGGCGGCGAAAGCCAATATGGTGGCGTGGGCGACCGGCAGCGATCTCGACCAGCTGGGCGCCAACAACGGCGTGACCCGACTGACGCTGAGGGCTGCGGATAACAGCACCATTCCGCCGACCGCGGCGGTGATGGAGAGCGACGATAACTTCCGCATGCGCATTGCCGCCGCCTTCGAAGGGCTGAGTGTGGCGGGGCCGAGCGGCGCCTATGAGTATCATGCCAAAAGCGCCGACGGGCGCGTGGCGGACGTTTCCGCCACCAGCCCGGCGCCAGCGGAGGTCGTGATTACCGTCCTGAGCCGCGAGGGCGACGGCACGGCGCCTGCCGATCTGCTGACGATCGTAGCGAACGCGCTGAACGATGAGGATGTGCGCCCGGTCGCCGATCGCGTCAGGGTGCAGGCGGCCGCCATTGTCGATTACCGCGTCGACGCGACGCTCTATCTCTATCCCGGCCCGGAAGCGGAGCCTGTCCGCGCCGCCGCGGAGGCGAAGCTAATCGCCTTTATCAACGCGCAGTCGCGCCTTGGACGCGATATTCGCCAGTCTGCGCTCTATGCCGCACTGCATGTAGAAGGTGTGCAGCGCGTTGAACTGGCGCAGCCGACCGAAGATGTGGTGCTGGATAAAACCCAGGCCGCGTACTGCAGCGGCTACAGCATCGCGGTGGGAGGCTCCGATGAGTGATCGGCTGCTGCCGACTGGCTCCTCGCCGCTCGAGGTCGCCGCCGCCGAGGCGTGTGCGGATATCGAAAAGATGCCGGTGCCGCTGCGCCAGCTGTGGAACGCGCAGACCTGTCCGGTCGCGCTGCTGCCTTACCTCGCCTGGGCCTGGTCGGTTGACCGCTGGGATTCCGGCTGGAATGAGGCAACGAAACGCAGCGTCGTTGCCGCCTCGGAGTATGTGCACCGGCATAAAGGCACCATCGGTTCACTTCGGCGCATCGTCGAGCCGCTCGGCTATCTGATCCGCATTACCGAGTGGTGGAAAACTGGCGAAGCGCCCGGCACCTTTCGCCTCGACGTCGGCGTACTCGATACCGGCATTACCGAGGCGATGTACAACGAGCTGGAGCGGCTGATCGCCGATGCGAAGCCGTGCAGTCGGCATCTGACTGGCCTCTCTGTCAATCTCGATTCCAGCGGAACGCTGCCGGTGGCTGCTGCCAGCTACAGCGGCGACGAGCTGACGGTTTATCCCTACACCCCTGAAATCATCACCGTGAGCGGGCCGGGCTATACCGGCACAGCGGTACATTTAATTGACCTGACGGAAGTGCGCACATGACAACGAAATATTATGCCCTGCTGACTAATCAGGGCGCGGCAAAGCTGGCGAACGCTACGGCGCTCGGCACTAAGCTGCAGATCACGGAAATGGCGGTAGGCGACGGCGGCGGCGTGCTGCCGACGCCGGATGCCTCGCAGACAAAGCTTATCGGCGAAAAACGCCGCGCGGCGCTTAACTCGTTAAGCATCGATGCGGCCAACAGCAGCCAGATTATCGCCGAGCAGATTATTCCCGAGAACGAAGGCGGCTTCTGGATCCGCGAGATCGGCCTGTTCGACGCCGATGGCGTAATGATTGCCGTCGCCAACTGCGCGGAAACCTATAAGCCGCAGCTGCAGGAGGGCAGCGGCCGTACGCAGACTGTCCGCATGATTATCATCGTCAACAGCGCCTCGGCTGTAACGCTGAAGATCGACCCGTCTGTGGTGCTGGCGACGCGTCAGTATGTGGATGACGGGGTGATAGAGGCGAAACAGTACGCCGATAAGGGGCTGGCTGACCACGTTGCGGCGGCGAATCCGCATAAGCAGTATTTGCAGATTGCGAATGCGCTGGCGGAAATTAAGAGCGCGGGGAAGGTGGCGGATGTTCTACAAAACCTTGGTTTAGGAGAAGCGGCCAAAAAGACAGTAGGCAATGACGCTGGGCAACTGCCTGATATGACCTTTTTCACTGCTGTTAAAAATGGGAATGGGTACTTCAAGCTACCTAACGGCATAATTTTTCAGTGGGGCTATGGCAGCTTTGCCCAGCAAACTACCACTGCCGTGACACTGCCTATCGCCTTTCCTAATGCCGGGTTTACGGTTATTGCGAATAAAGGTTCTTCGGTCCCACTTAACGGCGAATATACCATTGGTGTGCAGTTTCGCGATAAATCATCTTTTTATCTTTCATGTACCGGTCCCGGAAGCACACAACAGGGTGTTTGGTGGCTGGCGGTGGGCCATTAAATGAAAAAATATTCCCCTTCAAAAAATGCTTTTTACGATACCTATATTAATGAGGTTATCCCTGATGATGCGTTCAATATCACAGAAAATGAGTGGTCTGATTTGCTGGAAGGGCAGGCAAGCGGTAAGGCAATAACTTGCGGGCCTGATCATCTACCGTGTCTTATAGAGCAGCCTGCACCGACAGTTGAGGAACTGGTAAATCTGGCGGAAGGCAACCGGAGTAAGTTTAGGGCGGAAGCCGATGCAGCTATTCAGCCCCTGCAGGATGCGGCCGATTTAGGAATAGCAACAGAAGGTGAGGCAAGCCAGCTTATCGCCTGGAAAAAATACCGCGTAATGCTGATACGAGTGAATACGCAAGAGCCTGAAAATATCACATGGCCCGAACAGCCCGCATAA